TCCCGGATTCCATTCACAACCTTTCCATAGAAGGGACTCGGTCGAACAAGTCCCCACCTATGATATGCAAGTCAACTTCTTTCTCCAGATTATGAATCTGTTCAAAGAAATGTTCGTAACGAGAACATGCCCAAGCAATGGGCACATTCTTTTGACCTAATTTTATATGCCAATCGGCAGTAAATAAAATCATGCTACGAAATCATCTCCTGGATTCCATTCACAACCTGTGAGTCCACCTGCTTTTAGACTTTGTAAAGTTCTAAGAACTTCACTTGCGTTTCTTCCTGTATCGAGAGCGTTTACGGATACATGCTGGATAATCCCTTCTGGGTCAACAATATAAGTTGCTCTATAACATACTCCATCTTCTGCAACTATTCCTAGTTCAGATGATAAAGGTAGTCCGCAGTCTGCTGCTAGTGTATGATTGATACCGCTTATTAGTTCGTTATCTCTCTTCCAAGCAAGTTTACAAAACTCGTTGTCGCCACTAAAACCACAGACTGATGCTTCTGATATAAGCATATCCATACCTGCAATCTCTGTTGGGCAAATAAAAGTAAAATCTTTTGGGTAAAAGTAAAACACTTTCCAACCATCAAAATCATCTCTACTTACAGTTCCCATATGGTTTTCAGAGTCTACACCCTGCAACTCAAAGTATGGGAAATATTCACCTACTCCAATCATGATACGTCAAACTCCTCTGATACTTCTTCAGGGGCGTCGCCACCGTCAGATGTTACTCTTCTCAACAATTCTAGTTGAGCGTCCGCTGTAGGTCTAGGAAGTACATCGTCCATAGACTTTAAGTCAGCAATTAGTTCTTGCTGTTCTTCTGAAAGCGGTTCTTTTTTACACTTAAGAACTGATAGTTGATACTCAACATTGAATACCTGTGGCCCAGTCTTAAGTCTTTTAAATACTACATTCCAGCCATCTACTGGGTCTGTAGGGTCTCCTAAATCTTCCATTGCAACCAATATTTGGTCAAAGAGTTTTCTTTTTAGATTTAAAACTTTTACAGAATTGTCAGACAAATCTATACACTGGACAGCATATGCCCAACCGCATTTTAAATCAGGGTAGAAATCTCGAACATGGTCATGCTCTTTATTATTGAAAGTTTCAGTTGTTCTGTCAAAAGACAAACACTCCATAGGAATGTTCTTGTTATTTTCGCCTTTTATCCAGTAAATATATCTAGGAAGTAAATCTCCTACCAATCTGATTTGGTGGTCTTCTTTACCTGCATAGTTATAAGTTTCGATTTTGCTCTTTTGAGCAGAACCTTTAGTTTGGTTAAATCCAATTGCCATTTCTTTTTCTCCTGTTAATGTCTACTCGTATAAAAAATGAACCTTTCCATCTTCTATTCTAAGTAGTCTGTTTTTGGTTATAGTGTCCTCCGATATCGGCAAATACAAGAGGTCTAGTGTGGAGTCTTTTGTTTGCAAGTACATTGGATAGTTACGAAATGAAGCGACTCCTACATATTCCGCAACTTCTTTATCGCTAAATGCCCTGCCTTTTGTTAGTAAATCTTCTGGATTTAGCAGAAATGACTTACCACCGTAATTGTATCGATAAAATTTAAAAGATTTATCTTTGTAATTTTTAGGGGGTAACTTGTGAGTGATTATTCTAAGTATCGATATTACATCACCGACATTCCCTTTGCTCACTCGAAGTATCTTTTCCCAATCAAACAATATCATATATTATAACAAATTTTTAACCTGCTGTCAAGAACTATTTTTCGGCGGTTTGTAGTTCGGAATCTATAAGACATCAACCTTATACCCCTCTTTCACATAGTAACCTAACCTATTATTTGCTTGTCTTGAAGCAGTCTTTCCTTTTAAATGAATATCTACTATAACAGGTTGACGCTTGCCTTCCCGTTCTCGTATTACTCTACCAATTAATTGTGTTAGTAGTGGCTCGTTATTAATAGGAGTTGCTAGAACTAAACAACTCAATTGATTAAGTGAGATACCTTCTGAGAAGATACTCTGTGTTCCAAAAAGAACATTATGACTTTTACCTATCTGGTTCATAGTCGTTTCCCTTTCTGTAAAGTCCATCTCGCCAGTTATAAATGTGGCATTATCTCCTACTAATCTAGAGCAACTTTTTAGAAATGCTACTCTATCAGACACTACTAATACATTGTGACCTTGTGCTGCGTACTTAGACGCAATCAAACTCACACTATTTATATATTCAGAGTTCTGTGTTAGATGATTTATTCTTTCCGCCCAAGGCGCCC